AAACTGGTGGTCGCAGAAAGTGCGGCCGAAGTTCTCGTGACAACAATTGACATGTGTATTTTATCCTCCGAACGCGTCTTTGACTGGTGTCATAGCGCGGACTTTTATTGGCCCCAAGGACGCCAAAACGGGCGAACCCCTTGAGAAGGAACGTACGGCGGCCTTTGCCAAGAACGCACCTACGAGGGTCTTGGTTATAGCCTGTTTTTGAGACTGTGCAGCCTTCGATAAAGTTGTTAAACCTGTATTAAGATCGCCAGCCAGGAAAGACTTCATTGCTGAACCTGCATTTAATTGAGTCATAAGAGCTAAAGCAGCTCCTGTTTCGATCACATTTATTCCAAATTGGCGAGAAGGTTTCCTTCTTGCTCTGCCTCGACGTCTAACCATGCCCCTCTTAGGGGAATTATCTATTTAAAAGGGACGGCCCTTTTCTAATTAATAGACGATTAACTATTTGGTTTTACTCCTTTACAGAATTCACCGTCATTAAGAGTGTGACAACTGGTAAATCGATTAGCATTAGTCGCATTGCATTCAGGACAAGACCACGTTTCATACTGTCTTTTAAGATTGTTTAACATGGCATTGATAATATAGGATTCTTTCTTTCCCTCTTTCTCTGCATGGTTAGCTAACCAGGTATAGAGTTCGTGATCTATCGTAAAGGTCTTACCGACTTTACCCATTCTTTAACCTCCAGCATCTATAACAGCTTGAATCATTCGGTAGTTTGTGACAGTAACAGACATCACCTCTATATTCCTCATTTGTTACTTCCACTTTTCCATACTTCTCACAAATCATTTTACACACACCCTACAAGTCGAGCCCTTCCAATAGAAGCCTTTACACTTCTCACAGATCATCTAATCACCTGACCAGTTGAACAACAGTAGCACCATCCGTGTGGTTCTTCTGGGTAGTCGTCACAAAAACAAGTTTTGTCATACGTTGAAGGGTTTAACCTTCTTGGGGGTTTACACTTTTCACAAATCATTTTATCTCTCCAGGTCTAAAGGGAAGAACCCCTATAAATAATATTACTATTTCAATAAAGAAAAGAAAAGAAAAGAAAACAAAAAATGTTTCTAGAAGCCTACGTACCTAGTAAAAAGGGTAATTGTAATATTATTCTGGCTATTTTAGGCCTAGTCCAGGGCTCTTTTGGGGCTGTTTTACCCCTACTTCGGTACTGTTTTGGCCCTTTAGTAGCCCTTCTAAGCCACTTCTTTTCATTAACATGTCCGCAACGAACCCCATGATCGGACTCTCTTTAGTTATTGCGTTAATTGTACTCTGTCCAGTAGCATCATCCACTTTTTTAGATGCTGCACCCAGGGAACCAAAAAAAGAAGATTGGAAGTTTTCAAGCATCTCGTGAGTTCGGCCTTCGATTTCATCTACGATAGGTTCAAGAATTAATAAGAGATCATCATCACTCTCGGATGATTTCGCCCATTCAACCCATTTATCTTTTGATAATTTGGCGATATAATGACTTATTCCAAAATAGAATAATGACCAGGCAATAAAGTATGCCAATAGTTCTAATGCTGAAATAACCACTTACAGCCCTAGGCCTTCTTCTGCTCTGGTTAAAGCGGTCTCCTTGCCGTAGGTTGGAGGTTTTACAATACTGACAAAAGCAGGTTTGGTAAGCTCCGCATCTTGAGCCAATTTCAACAATGCAAGCACCGCGCCTAAATTCATTTAAATAATGACTCCCATAATTCGGAAAGAGTTAATTGTGTTGGTGTAGGTGCTCCAAAGGTTGGAAGTTTTATATCTCCTATCCTCTTTTCCCCGACAACCTGTTCACTCGCTAATGTGCTTAAACCTGCTGGTCCCAAAAGTGATGCCTTGTAAATTTTAGTCCAGGTAAGTTCGTCTGTAATTATCCCCTGTTCTTCGGCGGCTTTTCTAAACAGATTAAATAAAAAAGGGGTTGCTGCCACAAGTGCTGTAGCACCAATCAATAGAGGTGTATTTTCATTTCCTAAAAATGTATTTACATTCTCATGTCTCCTATGTCTGGATAAAGCATCACGTTGACCAACTGTCAATTTAGTGATCTCTATATCATCGGGTACAGCTTCGTAAAGAGGACGGCTCATTATCTCCTCTTCTTTTTCCCTGCGGGGGTTTTCCTGAACGCTACTGCCATTTTCTTAAGGTTCAGTTTACCATTACGATATCGGAAGCGTGGCTTCTTGGAATTCGCTTTAACGTATTTGTTCCAGGCGCTTAGTTTACGCTTTGGTTTTCTATGCTTGATTGCTGGCATCAGACTGGGGCCAGTGTCAAAACCTAAACTGGTGCCGCACTCAGGACAATACTTCATTGGCATTAACTCACCTGCTTCCCTTCCAGGACAACGGTCATTAATCCAGTGGGACCTTGTGCCAGGACTTTCATTCCCGTATTGGGAGGGATCGTATAGTATAGATTGGGGAATTGGGGCCCGATACCCGCATCTACGATTAGGAACTTTGATACATGTAATGCCTCCTCATTGCCCTGAATAGTCCAGGACAAAGCGTCACCTGCTGAACAGCCACTATAGTCAAAGGAGACGTTAGTAACGACTGTGTAGAACCTGTTAGGAGAGATAAAATCCAACAGGGTTATGCCTCCTGCTTGTAGTGCTTCTTGTCCAGACCAGGCGAACATGTGATCACCGAAGAAGTTAAGACTCGGCCCCGTCGAAAGTGTCATTTGTCCTCTTTGTATAATCTACCAGATACAGTACAAGATTGATCTTGATCATTATTAGCGCTCATGTTAGCAGCTCCCGCTTTAACTTGTGTATAGGGTGGAATAATCAACGGTATTACATTATCTGGTTGCTCTCCTACTCTATCACCCGCGACATATTCAACGACTGTTGTATTATTCAAATAAATTCTATATCTGTAATCCTCAGTCGAAACAGTCCCATAATGAAATTGAAAAGTAACGACAAGAATAAAATTACCCGTTCTAAAATTTAATAGATCACTTTCTGAACCAACACCGGCACTGCCTATACTTTGTATACCTGAGTGTGCATAAGCGTGATTGCCTACAACATTAAGATCCAACCCTGTTGAAGCTGTGTTCTGCGGTCCATAACCAACGCCTTCAGGCATTGTTAAATTTATTCGAACTGGATTGTGCAGGAAGCGTCAATCGTGGCGGCCGTTGTGACAGCAATTTGGATATCCAAAGTATTTCCGCTCGTGACTCCCAGGGCGGTCTTTTCCTGTACAACACAGTTTGCTACTCCAGTTCCACCACTTGCGGCCTGTGCAATCGCGGGTCCCATGAACGTAGCGTCGCCCTCTTGAAGCGCCGTGCCCGTCATCTTAAATCCTGAGCACAGATCTGCACCAGTTCCAACGGTGCTAACACCCATTGTTATAGAACTTATTTGTGATACTCCCGTTGGTACTACCAAACTTAGGCCAGAACTCGCGAACTGACTGGTCATGCTCTGGAAACTGGTGGTCGCAGAAAGTGCGGCCGAAGTTCTCGTGACAACAATTGACATGTGTATTTTATCCTCCGAACGCGTCTTTGACTGGTGTCATAG